GCGTCCGGCTGAGCGCTCCGGTCCCGTCTATCACCAGCGTGATGACTGCCCTGGAAACCCCGCTGGCGCTCTACGACGTGGAATTCGTGTACCTTGTCGGACCGTCCGACGCGGTGGACTGGGCGGCTTGCGGAGCCAAGGCGGATGAACTGTGGAACGCGCACCGGCCCACCTACTTCAAGACCGAATACCGCCTGCCCCGCGACGGCGAGGATCTGAACGATTGGGCTGCCGCCTGGAAGTCCGAGCGGGCCAGCTACGCGCACCGCTTCGTGCAGAATGTCGTGGCCTTTGGCGAGGTGGCCGAGTCCACGGGCCAAAGCCGCCTGCGCAATTGGGGCGGGCTCCAGGCGGGACGCGTGCTGTCCGTCCCGGTGCAGCGGGCCACGGGCCGCGTGCGCGACGGCGGCATCAGCCAGGGCACACTTCCCGAAGGCTGGAACGAAGGCATCCAGAGCATCCTGGAAACCGCTGGAGCGGTCACGGCCAAGAGCTACGCGGGCCTGACCTCGCCCTATTGGGGCGACTCCCGCACCATGGCCGAGGACACCAGCGATTTCCGTTACGAGGAAGTCCTGCGGGTGACCTTCAAGGCTGTGCGCCTGGCGCGCATCGCCGCGCTCAAGGGCATGTACGACGAAGGAGGCGACCCGGCCCGCGAAGGCGGAGCCACGGGCCTGGAAGCCCTGAGCACGGACATTGAGAACGCCCTGGACACCATGACCAAGGCCAAGCCGAAGGAGCTGGCGGACCGCATCGTCACGATTCCGCCCGGCCAGGATATCGTGAACAACGGCGTGGGAGTCGAACTGGACCTGATCGGCATCCCGATCATCCGCAAGATCAAGCTCTTCACGCGCTACATCTACGCCGGGTCCAGCTTTGACCCGCGCATTGAGGGGGTAAGCTGATGGCTGTCAACGGCGTGCTCTACGATTGGGAAAGCGTGACCATCCAGCTGCCCAGCGGCGTGGCCGTGGGCGTGACCAGCATCAACTACAACGATGAGCGCGGTATTGAACCGCGCCACGGCAAAGGCAGCGTGCCGCGCGGCTATGGCCGCAAGAACTACAAGGGCGGCGGCAACATGGAGCTGGACCGGGACGAATACAAGACGCTCCAGGATTCCCTGGGCGGCTCGGTCTACAAGGGCGCTCCGTTCGTCATCGTGGTCAGCTACGGCGACGACGACCTGCCCACGGTCACGGACACGCTCCCTGCCGTGAAGATCACCAAGCAGGACACGGGCGCGAGCCAGGATGACGACAACGCTGGAGGCGTGAAGCTCGACTTCACCTGCACCGCGCCCATCAAGTGGAACGGCACCCCGGCCCTGTAGCGTGCCGGAAGGCATAATCAGGCATTTTCAACCAACTTGAGAAAAAAGGAAGGCAGCGATATGAGCGAGCAGAATACGGCTACCACGAACGAAACCGAGTACAAAGCCCTGAAACACGACTTTCTGGACCGCTTCAAGGGCCAGGATGTGGAGTTCAGCTTCCGGTTCAAGCGGCCCACCACGCCCCAATCGAACCGCGTGCAGAAGACCGCGCTGAAGAACGCGGGCCAGGCGTTCAAGAACCTGATCCTGGAAACCGTGCACCCGGACGACAAGGCAGAGCTTCAGGCCGCCCTGGACGAATATCCCGGACTGGCCAGCACCTTCGGCGGCGCACTTATGGGCTCCTGCGGGTTTGGCGACCTGGGAAACTGATCCAGCGCAGCCTGCGGGAACTCGAAGTGGACGGCCTGGGGCAGTACGCGGCGCTGATCCGCCACTGGCTGCACCAGGAACCGTCCCCTTGCGTTGAGGAATTCGCCCGGCAGGCTGCGCAGGCGCTGTGGCTGGAGAGAAGGTATCCGCCGATGAGGGTTATATGAAGACGATCGGCGGCCCATAACAATTCAAGCACCCCTCGCACAGTTTCCCGACATCCCCCTCCCGCGCGGCTAATCTGGCCGCATGGAAGTCTTCAACGTCCTCGCCACCATGTCCCTTGTGGACGCGATCACCGGCCCGCTCCGGCGCATTACCGGCCAGATGTCCGCGACCGGCCAGGCCGCGACCTCTTTATCCAGCCGCGCCTTGGGGCTGGCCAAGTCCCTGGCTCCGGTTGCTCTGGTAGCCGCCTCATTACTAGGAATATTCACGGGAACGGCACTGGCCACCGTTGAAACACAAAAGGCATTGGGCGAACTCGGCGGCGTGGGCATCACCCAGTTCGGGGCGATGGAAGAGGCCGCCACGGAGTTTTCCAACTCGTTCGCGGGAACTACCAAAAGCGAGTTTCTCTATGCGGCCTACGACATCAAGTCGGGCATTTCCTCTCTGTCGGATGTCGGGGTTGCGGAATTCACGAGCCTGGCTGCGCTGACGGCCAAGGCCACCAAGTCCACGGTTGGTCAGATGACCGACCTGTTCGCCACGGGCTACGGCATTTACAAGAGTTATTACAGCCAGCTTTCCGACGTGCAATTCGGGGAAATGTTTTCGGCTGGCATTGCGGCCAGCGTACAGGCGTTCAAAACCGACGGCTCCAAAATGGCCCAGGCCATCAGTACACTTGGGGCGACTGCCACCAACGCCAATATCCCCCTGGAAGAACAGCTCACCATCCTTGGCACGCTTCAGGCCACCATGCCGGGGGCAGAGGCCGGGACCAAGTACAAGGCATTCCTCAACGCCGCCGCAGGGGCTGGCGGAAAGTTGGGGTTGTCGTTTTTGGATACAAACGGCCAATTGCTGTCCACAACCGCGATTTTAGACTCGTTGCGAGCCAAATTCGGTCCTACCATGTCGGCTGCCGAGAAGCTCCAGATCAAAAAAGCATTCGGCACTGACGAAGCCGTGGCGTTTCTGGACTTACTGTACTCTAAGACGGGGCAGCTGGCCGACGGCATGACATCGGTTAGTTCAGCTATGGGCCAGGGATCAGGCTTTACCGGAGAAATGGCCAATAGCATGAACCAGGACTTGGGAGCCTCTTTGGCCCTTGTGGGCCAGCAATTTCACAACTTGGCCGAGATAGTGGGGAATGCGTTTGCACCGGCCATAAACGGGGTGGCGCAACTCCTTTCCCCGATCATTTTGGGGCTGCAAAAGATAGCGGCGTCGCCAGTCGGCAGCTTTATGCTTTCCGCAGCCGGGGCGATCGCCACGGTCATCTTGGCCATGACCGGGCTTTCCCTGGCGGTCTGGGCGGGCTCGGCGGCCTGGGCCGCGTTCACGTCCATGCGCCTGGTGGTCGTGGCCATGGAGTTCGCCAAGGTGGCTCGCGCCACGAGCCTCTGGACCGCTGCGCAGTGGCTGCTGAACGCCGCGCTCACGGCCAACCCCGTGGGCCTGATCATCGTGGCCATTGCCGCCCTCGTGGCGGGCATCGTGGCCCTGTACAACAACTGCGAACCCGTGCGCCGCGTCCTGGACTCAGTCTGGGAGAGCATCACCCGGCTCTGGTCCGGCGTGCGCGATTTCTTTTCCATCCTCACGGGCGTGGGCGTTGTGGGCGTATTCGCCTACTATTTCAACGATGCGTATCAGGCCGTGACCCGCTTCTGGGACGGGTTGAAAAGCCTCTTCGACATCGACCTGGCCGAATCGGGCCGCAAGCTGATCCAGACGTTCGTGGGCGGCGTCAAGTCTGTGGTCACGGCCCCGTATGAGGCGGTCAAGGCCGGGTTGAACAAGCTGCGCCAGCTGTTGCCGTTCTCCGACGCCAAGGAAGGCCCGCTCTCCAGCCTGACCCTGTCCGGCTCGCGCATGCTTGAAACCCTGGGCGCGGGCATCAAGGCCGCTGCCCCTGGACTGCACGCCGTGGCTGCTGGTGCGCTTTCCGGCGTGGCCCTGGCCGCGAACCTGGCGGTTTCTCCGCCGGACCTGCCCGCGACCGAGCCGCCCGCACCTCCAGCGGCGCAGGCCCAGGCCCAGCGCCCGCAAGGCAGTACGCCGGGGCGCAACGTGACCATTCAGAACCTGACAATACACCTGTCCGGCGTGCAGGACGCGGACGGCTTCCTGGCCGAGCTGCAACGGCTCGTGGCTCAGCATGACGGCTCGGCGGAATCCACTTCCGGCATGGGAGAGGCGTGATGGACGGCCTGTTGACCTTTGCGCACGGCGAGGTGCGGCTCGGCTCCCGGACCGTGCCCGGCATCCTGCGCTCCCAGAACATCGGGGGTCGGGTCCGCTTCGACGAATCCGAGCGGGACGGGCTGTCCGGCAAGGCCAAGACGCCCACGGGCTGGGAGGATTGCGACATTTCCCTGACCGTGGACCTGCTCACGGATGAGGCCGGAACCTGCTACGACAAGCTGGCCGAGCTGGACGGACTCTTCCGGGGCCACGACAACAACGCCAATCCCCGCGTGCTCGACGTGGCAAGCGCCCACGTGACCGCGCGCGGCATCGAGCGCGTGGTCTTCTCCGGCCTGGACTCCGCTGAAACCGACCAGGACGACGTGATCAGCGCGACCCTGCGCTTCACCGAGCACCGCCCGCCCGTGGTGCGCATGGAACAGCGCGTAGGCGCGGTGGTGGGCGCGATGAGCGGCGCGTACAATGGGCCGGGCCTGGACCCGGCCATTGGGGAGCGCAGCCGATGAGCGCGAACGCCATTGCCGGAATCCGCCAGCGCGTGCGCGTAGGGAACCTGGAAGTACGGCGCTGCCCGCGCCTGGAGCTGGTCTCCCGGCGACACGCGCCTGTAAGCAAGGCGGAAATCCACGTGCCTGACCCGGACGGGTCGCTACGTGTCAGCGTGCCGAAGGGCGCGGACGTGGCCGTGGAATATGGCTACCGGGGCGGGCAAAGCGCCACCTGGACCGGCACGGTGCAGGGCTCGCGCCGCGTGAGCCGCGATCAGCTTTGCTTGTTGGCGGACGGCCCGGACCTGGCCCTGGTGCGCACCACCGTGCGCGAGTGCTACGCGGACGAGAGCGCCAGGGCCATTGCCCGGCATCTGCTCCGGCATACGGGCCTGCCCGTGGCCACTGCGCCCGGCATCACCATCCCGGACGAACCCATTGCCCGCTTTCCCGTGGCCAATGTCCCGGTCTGGCAGGCGGTACGCCAGCTCCTGCACACCCTGACCCGCGCCTTTGGCCACGGCATGAGCACCACAACGCTCTGGCTGGGCAGTGAGAGCGGTCAACCAGCGCTGTTTCTGGGGGACTACGACGAGCCCGGCGACGTGCCTGTGGTGGCCACGGGTGAAAATCTGATTCGCCATCTGCCCGCTGCATCAAGCACAGGGCTGAATTCGGTGGAAACCTTTCTGCTGCCGGGCCTGACGCATTCGCGGGCCGTGCATCTGGTGGACACCCGCCAAGGCCTGGACGCGCAGATCCGCGCGCTCACGGTCCGGCACGTCATGGAGCCGAACCGCATGCGCACGTTCATCGGATACGGGGAAGAACATGCCTGGTGCTGATCTGAAGGCGCTGCTCAAGCGGGCCGTGGAAATCATCATGCCCGACCTGCGGGCCTACTACCGCGTGCTGCGCAAGGCCCGCGTGGTGGCCACGTATGCGGCGGAAGACGGGAAGTATTGGGCGGACGTGCAGCCGCTCAAGAACGACGAGTCCGTGGACGAGAACGAGCCGGTGATCCCGCGCGTGGAAATCCCGGTGCTCTGGGCCGGGCCGAACCGGGGCGTGGTCTGCCCGCCGGAAGTGGGCGCGCTCTGCGACCTCGAATACTACGACGGCGACCCCAACCACCCGCGTATCTCCAATTTCCGCTGGGTGGAGAACGGTGCGCCCGCCTGCGAAGTGGGCGCGTTGATCATCCAGCACTCGGGCGGCACCTGCATCAAGATCGACGCCGGGAAGAACCTCATTGAGGTCACGCCCGCGAACCGCGTGGCCGAGATCGGCGGGAACAAGACCGAAACCATCGGCGGCGTCTGGACCATCAAGGCCCCCTTGATCATCCAGGAAGGCAATGTCCAGGCTTCCGGCCCGGGCGGGGCTGTCGGCTCGGTAAGTTGCAAGGCCGATACCGCCCAGGAAGGCAGCTACACCCTGACCGGCCCGCTCAAATGCACCTCTCTGGAAGTGACCGGGGACGCGACCATTGCGGGCAACTGCCACGCCGGGAGCCGGTCCGGGGGGGCGATATAAATGTGTTTCTATGGCGTTGGCTGTTGTAACAGCTCTAGTATTTTGTCCAAAGCAGTGCCGAGAAGAAATGAGACAATCGTAATCACCGTAGTCTCAAAAACAGAACCTGAAAGATTTTTCCACCGTTGCTTCCACCAGCCATACTCTTCAAGCCATTTTACACCTCGTGGAGTAATTTTAATCGGAGGAATCTCCCACTCATGAACATTCCAGTTAACCTCGATCAATTTTTCATCCTCGAGGCACTCAATATGCTCCATCAACAACCTTGGCTGGCCTAAGTTTGCGTTATCAACAAGTTTATCCCCAGTCATTTGTTGGGGAAAATGCTGGTTGAAAGGTATTCTAAAAATATCTGGGCCAACCCACTCCGTGGAAAACACCCGAAGCACTTTTAAAAATTCACGTTTGTATTTTTTCTTCAACTGCAACACCCTAGAAGTTTTTGTGGATGAACAAATATGTTTGACCTCTTCGGCACCGACATCGCTCTGGACGCTTCCCTGGCCCCCCGCATCGCCGCCAACGGCGAGCTGGTCCTCTGTTCCGATACCGACACTGGAATACAGGACATCCGGCTGCGATTGTCAACATATATCGGTTCCCTGTTCTACGACCAGGAATACGGCTCCACGCTCCCGGACTGGCTGCACGACGAAAACACCGAGCTGGCCCGCATCGGCTTCGCTGCTGAGGTCAAGCGCCGCATCGGCGAAGACCCGCGCGTGGTTCCCGGCAGCGTGGCCTGCGCGGTCACGGACTGGAACGAACTGTCCATGCGCGCCGAGGCCTCGTTCCGCTTCATTGACGAGGACCACGCCTACAATCTCGTGATTACGGCGGACAACTCCAAACGGGAAATGGTGATCCAGGATGCCGACCCCGCAGTTATCTAAGAGCCTCGACGAAATCCGCAACATGGTCTTCGGCCATGTGGAGGACGTGCAGGAAGAATACGCGGCCCAGGGCTGGCTTCCGGCCCGGCTGAACCTGAACAAGGGCGTGGTGCGCGGGCTGCTCGAAATCTACTGCTGGGGGCTGTACCAGCTCTACCAGCTCCTGGCTGCCGTGTTCGAGCAGGCCGCGCCTGCCACGGCCACGGACGAGCAATGGATGGAGTGGCACGCGCAGCAGGTCGAAGCCCCGCGTAAGCAGGCCACCAAGGCTCTCGGCGCGGTGCGATTCGCCCGCGCGTCCAGCTCCGGCAACGTGCCCATTCCTGCCGGACGCATCCTCAAGACCCTGCCGGACGGCAACGGCGAGGTGCAGCGTTTCGTGACCACGGCGGACGCGGTGATTCCGAACGGCAAGAACGAAGTGACCGTTCCCGTGCAGTCCGAGTCCTACGGAGCCGCTGCCAACGTCACCCTCGGCCAGATCACGGAAATGGTCACGCCCGTGCCCGGCGTGGACGCCGTGACCAACGGTGCGGACTGGCTGACCAGTGAGGGGGCCGACCTGGAGCCCGTGGACAAACTCCGCGAACGCTACGCCCTGCGCTGGCTCGGCAATAACGGCATGACCAAATACGCGTACCAGTCCTGGGCCTTGGCCGTGACCGGCTGCGTGGCCGTCAAGGTGCTGGACCAACACCCGCGCGGCCAGGGAACTGTAGATGTCATCGTCAAGGGCGCGGCAGGCCTGCCCACGCAGACCCTGCTGGAAGCTGTACGTGCGTCCGTGGCTACGGCGGCAACGCAAGACGGCGTGGAATCCGGCCCGCCGGTCAATGATGACTGGCAGGTGCGCGGTCCCCAGGCCGTGGAGGTCATCAT